TAGTAGTTGTCCAAGTGTAGCCAAGTACGTCAGTAAACTCGTAAATGAAATACATAGTTATATCCTCAGCTGTTACCAGCTATTAATAGATTAATTAGAAGTATTAGAACGTGAGTGCATTACTGTCTTGCTTCTACTATGCGTAGATGCAGTAAGCACTCAGGAATGTATAGGGAATTACAGGGATGATGCTTAGGTAGAGAGATACAGTGCATCTCAACCATAACCATAGCGATAGCTATCTACCCCCTGCACACAGGGGATATAACTCTTAAGGATTACTATCTATTGCTGTGTAAATGTGTAAAAAATAACCTACCCGCAAGGGTAGGTTATAGATTACGTCAGCTTAAGTTTAGCCTTCTGCTTGTCCAGAACGACTTGTTTGTCGTACTGATCGATGAGGACTTCATCATGGAAGCCCTTGGCCGTGAGTTCACCAGTCTTAGCGACATAGTGGACTGCTGACATAGTGGTATCAAAAGCGTTGGCGCCTGTTTCGATACCGTTTAATAGAGCTATGAGGGTAGCCCAGAACTTAGTTAATGCATCTCTCATGAGGAGACTCCTATAGGTATGACTACGGATTGTAGCCTCAACTGCCACGGTAGTGGTGTGTAAAGAAGGTGGGGGAGTGCGCACAGAACCAAATAGGAATAGGTACCCGGGGGGTACTTCGGTTTATGAGTTTGAGGGTAGTCAGTACTGGGTTCATACACCGCTATGCAAATTCTGAAAAATGCGACGCAAAATAATAATTAGGATCAGCCCGGTCTTGGGGAAGTTTGTTTCAAGCCAGGAAGAACAAACGCAGCAACTGCGGGGCGCAGCCAGAGCAGTTGCGCAGTGCAGTTCTGAGTGGGGCGAAAGAAAGTTCCCTAGCGGGCTGGTGGTTATTAATACCGACCTACGCCCCTTCGGCTACGCCACGGGGCTTGAGGCCGGCAGCTTCTACTTCTTCTTGACCCAGGTAGACCACCTGGATCCTGCGGCCATTGTTTAATCTGGCTTTCTCAATTGCCATCCACCCTTTCTTGACCAGGGCCAGGCGCCAGCGTTTAGCGGTATGGATTGACCAGTCGAAGTACTCGGCGGCATCTTCGTCATTGATGGGGGCATTCTCGGTGGAGGCTAATCTGAGATAGTACTCAAATAGGACTAACGCGTGGACACCGGCATCTCTGACCAGGGACTTGCGTTCAGCTTGGCTTAGAGAGTACTTTAGTCTGAATGATTCGGTGTTTTTCCTGCGGATATACTTGTTGTGATCCTGCCCTGCAAGGACAGTAATTTGATGGTAAGACATTCTTATGGTTTCCCGTAGCAGTTGTGCTCAGAATCGTACCATAAAAGCGCCGGAGGTGCTATATACACCCCACCTATGCGCGCAAGGCGCACTCTAATAATTCGTAAGTGATTGATTTAGTTAACATTGGCGAAGCTTCTTTCCTTCTTAGAGTATATAGTACTTAGCAGAGGTAGTCGTTATTACCCTCATTCTGGAGCACTCGCCCTACAGGCCACGTATTTACTGGCTTAAAGGGGGTTTTACAAATAAACCAGCAAAATAAATCCCAATTGGGATACTTGGCCTCAATAACAATGATAGAGGGCAAGACCTTGATTGAAGATCTGATAGCTGAAGTGATACGTAGGGAAGGCGGGTATGTGAATCATCCAGCCGATAAGGGCGGTCCCACCAATATGGGGATTACCTTGGAGACCCTGGGTAAATACCGCAATAATGAGGTGACTGCAGACGATGTGCAGAAGCTTACCCGGGCCGAGGCGGAGAATATTTACTACTTGATGTACTGGCGCCAGCACGGACTGCATACAGTCACTGGGTCAATACCCGTACAGGGGATGTTATTGGATGCGGCAGTGCACCACGGGCCTCGGACAGCCATTAAGTTACTGCAAAGGGCTATTGAAACCAGTCCAGATGGGGTAATCGGACCGAAAACAAGGGCAGCAGCCGATGCCATGGACCCACGGGAGCTTGCAGCAGCGTTGGTAGCCGCCAGGGCCATTCATTATGGGAAGATATTGGAGCGAAGTCCTGGCCAATCAGTGTTTGCAGAGGGTTGGATGACCAGATTAGCCGAGTTTATTGAAAAAATACCAGAAATTTAGGAAACACGGGGATATAGTGGCTTGAGTGCGTCTCCTTGCGCGCTATCATAGTCCCCTTGTAGTAGTTCATTGGCCCCTCTTCGGAGGGGCTTTTTTTTTATCCCAGAAAAAAATAAATAAGGGTTCTATAGTCACCCGGTAACTTAACTGGAGGACAGGCATGAATATGCCAGAAGTAAGTAACGCACTCACTGAAGAAGAGTTTAAAGCAGCGTTACCAGACAAAGTAAAACGTACCATTGGTAAGGACTTGATGTTCAAGATCAATGAGGTCCTGGCTGAGCCAGAAATGTACGAGCAGTACCGGGATAACCTGTTGAGTTACACCGGCGTCATGCAAGACGGGCGCTTCAAGATTGCCAATTACATTGATGCGGTGAAGTATGTCAGCCACAAGCTGGCCGGCAGAAGTAATATTGCGGCTTACAGCCGTACCTTCCCCGATAAAATTAAGCGCTTTGAAAACAAAGGCACATCGGCTAAAGATGTGGCCAGCTATGTCTCGGCTTACCACAAGTCAAAGCTGGTAGGAATGCTACTTGAGCAGACATTGGTACCCACCTGGGTACTGAACCAGGATTTATACCAGCAGGCCTTGAATACCCAGGCCGAACTAATGATTAATGCCAATAGCGAAAAAGTCCGTACTGATGCGGCTAACTCATTGTTATCCCACCTTAAGCAACCAGAAACCCAGAAGATCCAGCTAGACATTGGGGTTAAAGAAGACAGCAGCATTGATAAGTTGCGCCAGGCCACACTGGAGCTGGCGGCAGCACAACGCCTGGCGGTACAGGCAGGAAGTATGAATGCCCAAGAGATCGCACATTCACCAGTTGTTTTAGAGGGGGAGGCTACACGGGTCGAGTGAAAGATTTCGTTGAAGAAGTACTAGGCGGTCCGAAAAGCGTAGAGGATTACCTCAGGGCAGTTGAATACACCCTGGATCCTCATTACGTTCCCAGTGAGTTTGCCCTGGAGTTCGTGACCTTCATCAAACTGGTGAATGGCACACAAGGCGAAGAAAACAAAACGCCGCTCGTGCATTATCGCATGCTCGATACGATGACGAAGAATGGGGCACGTATAGCCAACCTCTGTCATCGCGGTATTGCCAAGACCACGTTGATGGGTGAGTACCTATTCCTGTACATCGGGGTGTATGGCCAGATACCTGGCTTCGGCCCTGTGCCATTGGCCTTGTACGTGTCTGACTCCATCGAGAACGGCGTAAAGAATATGCGTAAGAACCTGGAGTTTCGTCACGAGAACTCTGAATTCTTACGCGAGTATATTCCCACGATACGCTTTACGGATATACGCTGGGAATTTTTGAATGCTGATGGTAACCGGTTTATCGTCAAGGGTTACGGCGCCAAGACCGGCGTTCGTGGAGCCAAGGAGTTGGGTACCAGACCAGTACTGGCGGTACTCGATGACCTGATCTCGGATGAAGACGCCCGGTCGGCTACAGTAATCGCAGCCGTGGAGGACACGGTCTACAAGGCCGTGGACTACGCGCTGCATCCGAAGAAGAACCTGGTCATTTGGTCAGGCACGCCATTTAACGCAAAAGATCCTTTGTACAAAGCAGTCGAATCCGGTGCCTGGTTGGTTAACGTATTCCCGGTATGTGAGAAGTTTCCCTGCACTGAAGAAGAGTTCCGCAGCTCCTGGCCAGACCGATTCACCTATGAGTATGTGAAGAGTCAGTACGATAAAGCCATGAAGCTAGGGAAGGTAGATACCTTCAACCAAGAGCTTATGCTTCGCATCATGTCCGACGAAGACCGCTTGGTTCAGGATAATGATATCCGGTGGTACAACATCAATGCGGTCATCGATCAGCAGTTCCGCTTTAATTTTTATATCACTACTGATTTCGCCGTAGGCGGTAAAGACTCTGCTGACTTTTCGGTAATTAGTGTCTGGGCCTTGAATAACAATGGCGACTGGTTCTGGGTCGATGGCATCTGCCGGCGCCAGCTAATGAATGCCAACATCGATGATTTGTTCCGCCTGGCGCAGATGTATAAACCCCAGTCGGTAGGCATCGAAGTCAGTGGGCAGCAAGCGGGCTTCATCCCCTGGATACAAGATCAGATGGGCGTAAGAAATGTTTACTTCCCGCTGGCCTCAGAAGGCAATGATAACAAGCCCGGTATACGCCCACGTAACGATAAGATCGCTCGATTTGGTGTGGTAGTGCCTTGGTTCAAATCCGGAAAGATTTATTTCCCTCGGGAGAAACGCCACCAACCTCCTATGATCCAGGCAATGGATGAATTGAGTCTGGTTTCCCCCGCAGGATTTCGCAGCAAACATGATGACTTCAGTGATACGATTTCGCAGTTAGCTGTGCTGAAGTCTTGGCGGCCCTCAGAAGTTGGGGAAATGCAACGAAATGACGATGGGATGTGGAACATCGATGAACCCGAAGAGGAAGATCCGTACCTGGCTTCTTACATAGTATGAGGATGATATGACATTACAAGATATTTACGACCAGCTGGCTTACGGTGAACTACGCAATATTGTTATGGGTTCCGGAGGCATAGGGAATACTGAAGAGAGTATCCCTGAAGATAAGTTCGAGATCATTCTCCCCTTCATTGCACTGGGGTTGACTGAACTGCATAAGCGATTTCTGTTACATGAGAATGAACTTACTCTTGACCTGGTCCCGGGTAAAGGCACGTACGTGATCACCAAAGACTACGCTGTCAGTAATACCAAGTCCAAGCAGCCAGTAAAGTATATTCTCGATACCGACAGTC